ATGCTTCTATTAGGTTTAACGAAAATAGACGCTTGGAATTGATTTGCATCCACAACTGATTGTGGGTTATTTGTGTCGTCACATATAACTTGGAAATCTACTATTCCTCGTCTGCCTTTTACTTGTCTTAGGAAAGGTTCAATCGTTGCTCTAAATTGAGCTCGTGTAAACGCATCGTTAAATTCGAATAATTGGAATTTAGCAGCTGTTGCGATTGCCTTCTCCATAACAATGAATAATCTTCTAACATTAATTCTGTCAAATGCACTTGCACTTGCAAGAAGAGTTTTATCTCCAAATAAACAAGTCCCTTGGCCAGGGAATGTTACTAATGGATTTACTCTCTTTCTATATAGTGCATCTCTTTCAGCTTGATTTGGATTGAAAGACAATTTAGTAATACCTAAAATTTGTCCTCTATTAAATCCAGCTGGTGAGAACCATGCATCTCTATCTCTATCAGTTCTTGCCATGATACCTGCTACATGACCATTGCCTGGCACATAACAGAAGTTATCAGTATACTTATCATATTGATAAGTCCAACAACTATCTAGTACTGCATATGAACTTGAAGTTAAAGATTCTGCAAATGTGATAATATCTGTTGCCTCACTTCCACTGTTGTTTACACAATCAGCTTTACGAGGTGAAATGATTGCCATACAATCTTTTCTAGCTTCACATAATGCAATTAAATTATTTGCTTGAGTTGTTGCTTCTGCAAGTGTACTTATTACACTACCAGATGCATAACCATCTAGTGGCCCTGCAATTAAAAAGTCAACATCTTGTGTTTCTGCATCACCGAAATGTTCGGTATTTGCTGTGTTCTTTGCACCAGAAGATAAAGGATATCCATCTGCACCATTGGTTAAATTCCCACCTAAAGGTAGGTCATGCGTGTCAAACGCTGCACCAGCAACTGCGAAAGTGTTTCCTGCTTCTGATAATGCTGAATTGTCGTGGTTTGTCCAGAAGATGTAGTTTGAGTTGTATCTTATTTTATCAACATAGAAGTTTGAATTACCCTCAGAATCTTTAGCATCGGATGCCATTGATAGACCTTCGAATACTTCTAAGATTTCGCCAGGTATTCCTGTAATCTGACCATCTTCATCTATAACGACAACATGTAGTTCATCTAAAGAAGAACTGTTTGCAGTTGCATCTGGACTAGAGCCAGGAGCTTTAGTCACTTGACCTGCGAATTCCCACTCTCTAGAAATGTTTGCACCATTACTTGGTACAGCTTGTAATTTCTGAGTCTTATCAGACTCTAAGTGGAAAGTAACATCGTTTGATGATATTGCTGATATTTTATATCTGAATGCTGAACCAGCAAAGGTGATTATATCACCAACTGCAAGTTTAGTTCCATCTGCAACAGTGACAGTTTCGTGTCCTACTGAGATTGAAGTGTCACTAACAGTTGTAACATTCACTTGAGAGAATGCATTTGCACCAGCACACATAGATACTCTTAAACTATTACCGAGAGACCCAGCACATCGAGCTGCAAATAAACCAGCAGAGCCAGGAGCTGCACCAGTATGATAATTTACTTCATAATAATGTGTAGGGTTTTTAATTAGTAAACCAGCTGAACCAGTCGTTGCATTTAACATTTCCCCAGTCGCACCTGCGGCTATTCCATTCAATGCACGAACTACTTTTAAGTTGTTCCCATACTTTAAAAAGTTTGCAGCTGAGTAAAAGTGTTCTTTTTTACCTAGGATAGTGTTGTAACCATCACTACCTTTTGCACTAGGTTCACCAAACACTGATACTAATTCCTTCTCAGATGTAATAGTTCTAACTTCATCAACTGGGCCCCAACTAAATTCTCCAGCAAATGCACCAATAGATGATGAAATAGCTGGAACTACATTTGTAACATCGATTTCTCTGACTTGTACGCCAGGTGATACTTGAAATGCCATTTTAGTTTTCTCCCATAAAAAGTTTTCTATTCTGACCGAACCACATATTTTGTTGTTCGTCCATAGTATTTAGTATTTCTTTGATTTTAAAAAGTCCCATAATCTTTGTCATTATCTACGACTGTCCATACATCTCCATTTTCTGTGAAGGTTTCTGTGTTTCTACCACTGTCTATGATACCTATTGGGACTATATCGTCTTCGATTTCTTTTTGTTTTTCTGCATATAACATAGATTTTAAGTCTGCACTTGACATATCTTTGAATAGTGGTGTACTAACAAACCATGCAAACATAACACAATTCATTACCATATCGTCATGACAACCACCATCTGCTTGCCAAGATTGTCCTTTTGATACGAAAGTTGCAAACTCTTGTATGGTATCTGTATCTCTTATATAGAGTTTTTTCTCTTCCATAATCTCTCTAAGAGCTGCACATCCCTGTGCTTTGACCTTCTTGGTCATTCTAACTCCTATTCCATCTGCCTTGACCGAACTAGTCATGAACATATTTTCGTATTCTAATTCATAATACAACTCTCTACAGACCATTGTACCTTGGTTATTGTTCTCTACAATGATAAGTGCATCGTTATATAACTTACCATATTTTGCACATATATCTGGTAATAACATAGGAGATATCATATTATCTCTAAATGTACATACTTGTTCAAATAAATTACCATTATGTATATCAAATATAGTAAATGTAGAATAGTCCATACCTTTACCTTCTGCAACATCTACAGTCATTATATACTCATGATGTGGTTTAGGTTTCTTATATATTCTTGTTTGACCATATAATTCTTGAGGACTTTCAGATACTAAACCTAAAATTATATTAGATGGTATCAAAGTTCTACCAGTTCCTAGAAAAGAATTACCAAATTCTTGTTCAAATTGCAACTCTGAGGTATTTGCAATTGTAGTATCTTTCCATTGTTCGTCTCTGCCTGGCACATCATACCAGTTAACTTGGTAGTTTGCAAACTCATTTGAGTTAGTTACAGATGCCTCCCAGATTCGATGAAACATATTACCTACTCCATTTGCAGTAGATGTGATAATAACCTTTGAGTTTTTACCAGATGTAATTACTGGATATGTACCAGTATAAAATGGTTCTGCATTTTCTACGAAGGCAAACTCATCAAGATAAAGAAGATTAACAGATAGACCCCTAATCGATGATGTTGTAGTTGCAGATGCAAGAATTCTAGAATTGTTTTCAAAATCTATACTTCCTTTGTTTAATGCTTTAGTGCCTGGCTGTAAAAAGAATGGTACATTTTCTAACATCGTAGTTATACGAGATAACATTTCTCTTGCAGTTGCACCTTTGTTTGCAAGAATAGCTACTGTTTGTTCTGGATGAAATAGTAAATACCATAGAAGATATGCACATACTGTTATTGATTTACCACTTTGACGACATGCAAGTACGATATTAAATCGGTTATCTTCGAAGTGTTCTATTAATCCTTTCTGATAATCATATAGTTTAAAGGGTACTAACCCTTCATCTAATGATATAATTTTAAGATATTTTGTAATGAAATAAGCTGGTTCACGAGTACATCTTAAATACTCTTGTACCTTATCGTCATCCCATTCTTCGGTAACACCTTGTCTTTTGACATTAATATTACCAAGATATCCTTCATTCTTTGGTTTCGGCATTTGATTTCTTCAATAGTTTCTGCAATTCAGCAGTTGACCCCACAAACAAATTTTGATTTGTTGTTTGGTGTCTGGGTCTTTCATCTTCTAAATCGTCCATCATCTTCTGTATTTGTAATAGTTTTTCAGAAGTTTCTGATACTGTTTTAATTAGTTGTCCTGCGACCTCATAGGTTCGCGGATGTTCACTTTCTTTTGCAAGGTCTAGGATACCCTCAATTGCATCCTGTCCTCTCTCTACAAGTCCATACAGAGTGTTTCTGGTGTACTTATAGTCTACTTGTTGCTCACCTTTTCTTTCTGCAAACTGTCCCTTTTCATTTCTAGGGACTAGTTGTTTATTAGTTTCTTTGACTACTTCTTCTGCTTCGTTGTTTATATCTAGAAGTTCATCTAGTTTTTCATCTATAGTTTTTTTCATAATTAAATATTTGACTTATCTGTATTGTAATCAAAGTCGTTTCCATCAAAAAAGTTTACTGTTTCAGTTATATTTAGTGGAGTTGTTTCTGGACTTACATTAGTAGGTTTAGGGACTTGTTTAATCTCACTTTGTCTTCCAGCAGTTGATGATGCTTGTCCATCGTCTGTAATATATGTTCTTGCACGAACATCTCTAATAATTTCAGATGATGAAATAGAACCATATAGATATGTTTTCATTTCAAAGTTCATTGTCCATGTAATTACTCTTCTAGATTGGAAGTCTCCTTCATACTCATCGGTATAAGATACATCTTGAAGTACGATAGGTACATCTCTTTTCTCTTGAGTGCCTGGCACTGTAGTCATTGTAACTGTAAAATCTGGTGTAAAGAATGGTAGAATTTGTTCTACAATCTGTAATGCATCTTCGGTATTCTTTGATAAAACATATAAACCAAAGTTTATATTATAAGGAACTGGTGCAAACTGTGTTCTTAAAACAGTATTGTCACCACTATCGTGCAATTTAAATTGTTTTAATTTACCAAGTTTTCTTTCTGCATCGTATGTTAATCCTGTAATATCGAATGCCATTCTTGGTAAAGTCATTGCAACCCTTGATTTAGTGTTATCCATAAGGTCTGCAGCTTGGTCTACTCTTGCAATAAATTTTTGTTTAGGGCCATAAGATAATGGAACTCTTACATTCTGTGATGTACTTCCATCTGCATTATCTCTTTGAATATCAATCTCATTGAACATAGTACCAAATACTGATACTGCTCTTTTGATTGCTTCATGATAGAAATGTGCCTTACCTAACATTAATCCTTTATCCCTAATACATAATTCTCTGCAGCTGACTCTGCATAAGATTCACTTTTGTTTTTGTATACTTCATCTTTAACCCACATGTTATCTTTGTAGAATCGAACACCCCATGAGTTTCCTGTTCTACCAACATCTGCTTTACGACCATTACCATCACCCCAAAATTGATGATTCATATATTGAAAAACCTTCATTCTTGATTCATTCTCTTGTAACATATTTAAGTACCATATTGCCATGTATATATTTATAGTGACCCAAATGGATTACTTTCACTAAAGTCTATTATGTTAGCACCAGCAGTTTCAAAATCTTTATTGTCTGCAAGTGGGTCATTAGGCATTGCATATTGGTCTGGTGCAGTTGTTATTGTTCTATTTGCATTACTTGTTGCACCTACAATATTACCTGCGTTTGCATTTGATGATAGTACAAACATTGTGTTTGTAGCTGGAGTTGCAGTATCATTAAATGTAATGTTATTAACCTTAAGTACTTTATTAGATGCACCAATTGATGAATAAGATACTACTTGACCAGATACAGTCTTACCTGTATTGACTGTTTGTGTTACAGTTTCACCTACTATAAAGTCTCCAGAACCAGAACCAAGTGTCATCTGTACTTGATATGAGAACTGGTCTTCTATATTATCTAGTTCTGCAATACCAACATCGATTTCTTCATGTGAGTATTCGTATGTTTCACATTGTAGTTTGAACACATTAAGTTTACCCAACTGGTAGAATGGGTTTTCATGTTCTACAAATCTAATTTCAAATACTTGGTTTCCAAGAGGGAAGTAAATTAAATCACCTTCTTGTGGTCTTGTTGATACTGCAAGATTAGCATCTAGTGATATAAATCTTTGCCATGTCCTTCTGGATAAAACAAATGTTGCTTGGTCTCTTACTTCTACACCAAACTTAGATAATAAGTCTCCTTCACCTTCAAATCCTTCGGTGTTTTCTATATACATTTCAACTGCATATGCATCACCAAACTTTGATGAAGTGTCTTCACCAAATAGTTCATCTTCATCTACAATAGTTCTTGGTAGATAAAAACATTCATGACCATAAAATCTAAGAGACTCTACAACTAAATCTTCATGTAGGTCTTGTTCTGATTGAACTGCATGATTAAAATATACATTAGTAGGCATTGATTACCCCATCATTATTGCAGACTCAGTTTGTAATAAATTACTCTGTTCTTCTAACTTTTCAATTTCTGCATTTGCATCTTCTAGAATCTGTCTTCCCTGTAAGGTAACTCCGCCAGGCAATTGAATACCATCAAACTTAGATAGATTTGTACCCCATTGTTTTTTAATAAGTGCAGTAACATATTTCTTTAACCAAACATCATTAAATACATCTGTAAATTGAGTTGGGTCTATCTTTCTGTAACAATCAATAATTACAAACTCACCAGATGTAACTGCATTTGACCAATCCATATCTAAGTATAATCTGTTCTGTGCTTTGTTAAATCTAATTGGAACTTGACCGATTAGTATTTCATCCAATAATTGGATATGATTTTGTACCATTTCATATTGTATGATAGATGTAGAAGATATATCATATAAGTCATTTAATCTTAATTGATATCTTAAGTCAAACATATTAAGTCCAGACTTATCTACAAATGGAAAAACTCTTAATACTGAGTAAACTGATTCTGGAAGAACAATGTATCCTTGTCCTTCTTTAAATGTCATATTACTTGATATATGTGAACCAGTAGTTGATTGAGACATACTTGCATCTGCTTTCTGGTTTACAAGGTCGTTGTCGTTAATTTGGTGTTTTAAATATGTACGAATAGTACCATCATAGTGGTATTCTGCAAAATATTGTAATGCATCATCAATGATATCATCAATCTGGTCATCATCCACATTAATATCTAAAACTGGTTTACCCAGTTGTCTCAATGCATATTCTTTTAGTGTTGCTTTGCTGTTTGGAGCTGCCATAACATAATCCTA